AAAATTTAGGACCTGAGCCAATTCCAACACCCTTAGGTTTGTAAGTTTCATTTGTTAAATCGTCCATGTCGTCTTCTTCCATCATTTCGTCAGATTCTTCTTCCATCATGTCGTCTTCTTCCATCATGTCGTCAGATTCTTCTTCCATCATGTCGTCTTCATCATCTAATGTGATTTCATAAACAACTTCTTCATCATCGAAATCTTCCATATCTGATGAATCAACATCTGATACGTCACCACTATCAGAGAAAATAGCGTTAATAACGTCATCAACTGATTCGTCTTGTTCGTCGTAATTCATATCATCTTCTTGCATTAATTCGTCTTCTTCAGACTCACCAAGCTTAACAAGATATTCTACGTCAGCATCATCATCGGATAAATGAACGTTTTCACCATCTTTTTTAACAATGATACCGTCATCTTCACCCATAGCTTTGAATACTTTCAAGATTTCCTCGTCAGAAGCGTCAGTTAAATCTATTGGACTTTCTTCTGAATCCATGTCCATATCCATGTCCATATCCATGTCTTCTTCATCAGAACCCATTTCCATATCAACGTCCATTTCCATTTCATCGTTATCAGCATCCGTATCAACGTCTGCATCTACATCAATCTCCTCATCATCCTGTTCGGAAAGAGATTCTTTTACTAATTGGTTGATTTCCTCCTTCATTGTAGAAGCAAGTATTCCTTTTGCATTTTCGGCTATGACATCTTCAACTTGTTTCATTTGAATAAGAGCCTCTTGAACTAATTTGTTTTCTTTCATGAAAATCTATTATTTTTACAATATAAATAGTGTCAAATAATAAAAAATTCACTTTTATGGTTATGTAATCTTATTTTTATTTTTACAAAAAGTTTAGAGCATAAAAAAAGTGGTTGTTAAACCACTTTATTTTTTATTCAATTACTTCATCAATTTTACTTTCTGATACTGAAGTTATCCTCCAATCATTTGTAAATCCTTGATACTTTTCCGTAACCTTAGCTTCAACATCGGTTACTGAGAATCCTTTAACAAGTTTCTCTTCTCTAATTTTTTTAATTTTACCAGTATTCTCGTCAGGTAAATCGTACTGAATTTTTGCTACAAAATATTTTTCGTCCATAATTTATTATTTTCCCAAATAATCGGTTAATTTTCTCATTAAGTCAACTCCTTTAGATTGAAATTCCGAATTTTCAGGTGATTTGTATTTTTTTTCTTCTTCCAAGTTTTCTTCATACTTGTCTCTATCATTAGGATTACCAAATAAGTAAGCTCCTGGTGTAGATGGAGATGATACCAAGTCAAAACAGATTAATTCGAAATCATCCTGTACTTCATTTCTTTCACCAACTTTTTTCAAAGAACCTACCCCTCTTGAAGAAACTCCCATAGTAACACCTTGTCTCATTAAGTTAGCCGCTTGGTCTCCTTTAGTAGAAACAATACCTCTTTCATGAAATCCTGGTGATGTTAACAATTTAAGTTTACCCATCAAGATATTTTTATCCCACCATATGTCTGTGATAATATGGGATACTCTATCCAAGTCAATTAAAGATGATTCAGGGTGATTAAGTTCTGAAGTAGACAAACCTTTAGCAATTGCCTTTTTATAGTTCTCAGCTTCTCTCTTTAATATTCTCTCAGGATAAAATCTTCCATTTCTATTTGGTGTATCGTATTTCTGTAATACCGCATAAAATTCAAAAGGATTTCTATAATCTAATTCTTTTGCTTCTCTTAACATCTCGGCGTTACGAACATCTTTTGGTGATATCCAACCTGCATCGGTTTCAACCAATATTCCATGACCTACTTCACTTGCTTCTAAAATTCTTAATTGTTTCATGAATTCGTTTTAAGATAAATATACGATATAAGTATCTTTTTAAGGTTAATCGTTTTTTGATGGTGAAAAATCGAAGTATTTGTTTTGGATTACATTCTCTTTTACTATACTTTTGATAATTGTTTTAACTGAATTTTTAATTTCTTGAGATTTAAAATCCATTTCATTGTTGGTATATAAATTAACCTCTAAATTTAAAAAGGATTTTTTTCCGTGTGAAATTCCACTTGTTCTTAGGTCTAAATCAACTATACTCTGTTCTTTGAATAATTCGTGGTTTATGGAGTTATAGACTGAATGTTTGATATCTCTACTTAAATTACAGACAATTCGATTCCAATTGTCGTGTTCAAATTTTGGGGTTACCCATGATTGTATGTTTATGTATAACGATTTCAAATTTTTTGAATCTACCGTTCCGTATACAGATTTAATTGGGTTGTAGAGATTTAACTTTACACTTTTTCCTTTTTTCATTAAGTTTCATGTTGTCAATGTTTATTTGTTTGTTAAAAAATAACAAATTTTATAGGGATTGTCAAAAACTTTCAGAAAAATTAAGATATTTGTATTATATGTTAAAAGTAGATGTAAAAAAAGATGGGATAGAAAAAGCCCTAAAGACATTAAAGTCAAAAGTAATTAAAACTAAACAAAATCAGATGTTGTTTGGTAAGAAAGAATTTGTTAAAAAATCGGTGGAAAGAAGACAACAAAAGTTGAAAGCGTCTTACGTTCAAAAGATGAAATCTAAATTAGATTGATTCTTCTAAGCCTTTTAACTTAAGGAAATTAAGCTGGTCAAATTTTTCGACTTTCAATCTATCGATTGTTTCTGACAATTTTGTCTTAATTTCAAACTCGTTTTCGTTTTCTAAAAGAGTGTTCAATTTAGTTATTGTACTCTCTCTTAAAGTTTCAAATTTTTCTTTAAGTAATGAAGTATCTTCAGACATTAATTGAATGAATTCTTTTTTTGCGGTTTCGTCAAGATTATCAATATAGTTATTCAAAGTGTGATTAGCAATAGAAATCATAGATTTTAAAGGAATGTTGATTGTTTCCTTTATGGTTGATTTTTTGTCTAACGTTAATGTTTGAATTAAATTTTTCTTAGATTTTAATCTCTCCATTAAATCTAACTTGTTTGTGTATACAAGAACATCAACGTCAGAATATTTGTTCTCAACGTTTTCAGTTACAGTTTTTGGAGTTTTAATTGACGGTAATAGTTTTTGAATTAAACTAACACCTTCATCAAGAAAGTCTTTGGCGTCATTTTCAGTTAATCCTTGAGGTGTTGTTAATTGGTCGTATAAAGAATATAATTTTGACATATTCTTATTGCTCAAAACATTGTGTTTGAACTCTTTTAACGATTTTTTAAACTCCTGCTCATTTTTGTAGGATTCTAATAAATTGTTTTCAATTATGGATTTAATTTGTCCGAAAGTCATTTTGTCTGTTTTCAATATAAATATTACGAGTTTAACAACTTATCTAATTCTTTTGAAATTTCTCCTAAAGAATCTTGACCTTGGTCTAAATTAAAAAATCTGTTTTGTTTTGCAAATCCACTTTCTAAAAGAATATTCATTCTTTCTTTTTTGGATTCAGGTGTAACCTCACCTCCTGCTGGTGGAGTTTCTTCCGCCGCTGGTGGAGCTTCTTCACCCCCTGCAGGTGCGGTTTCAAATCCTCCGCCACCAAATGAAGGAACTGCCCCCATATCTTCATCTCCTGTGGTTGCCGCTGCAGTTGCAGTACCACCTGTAGTACTTCCGTATAACTTGTCAATATTATCAAATAAACCTGTTTTGGTAATAACTGTAGGAGTTGCTTTAAGTTCTTCACCAACCGCTCTTTCAATTCTTTGTTGTTGTAAATCCAATCTGATTTCTTCATCAGACCAACCAAAGATGTGTTTCTTAGCCCATGTAGATGATGTAGGTTGAATACCGTTTCCAGGGTCAGCAACCAAATCTTTATACAATAATACTTTTTCTTTCCATACGTCGATTTTTAATAAATCTGCTTGGGTAGAAGGGTTAGTAAGACCTAACGTAAAGTTTTGTAATTCGTCTTCAAATCCTAATAAGAATAAGTGAACGATTGCAATTTTGTTTAACTCGGCAATCATGCTTTTTTGAATTCTGTTGATTGTACGAGCAAAACGAATATCTTGTAATGATAAGTTTTTACCATCACCAACAACTTCTTCAAATCCTAAAAACGCTTTAGGAACACGAAGTGCGGTTAATAATTTCTTTTGAATATATTCAATATCGGCAATCTCTGATAAGTTTGTTGCTCCAGGTAATGTTGTTATTGGGTCTGGTGCCGCAGGGTCACGAACAGGGATAAAATAATCTTGGTCAACAGCCATTTGGTTGAATCTCATATCTACGTTTCCTGTTTTTGAATCCACAACTTGTTCTCTTTTGAACTTGTTGGCAACACGGTTTACGTATGCTTCAACGTCATCGTCATTCATGTTACCCACGAATACTTTAAACATTCTTCTTTCAGGTGCTCTTGATGTACGATAAATTAACATTGCATCTTCTGATAACAATAACTGTTTCCAAATACGTCTCGCCTTTTCCAACATAGATGTACCATAAGGAAGTTTTCTGTCATCACCTAATAATCTGAAGTGAGCAATCTCCCATGATTGGAATTCCATGTTTCTATTTTTCCAAGTAAAGTGAAGAGCCTTTTTGTTCTCATCTTTTTCTTGTGTAATATCAATAGTGATTTTGGCAGTTACACCAACCTCATGACGTTCAATTTCAATTGTTGGTAATTGTTGACAACCGACAATCCCTTTTTCAGGGTCTAATTTAAGGTAAACAAAGTTATCACCATACTTACAAGTGTTTCTTGTCCACATCGGTAAGTTAGTGTTAATATCAAGGGCATTGTTAAATAAATCTGCCAATACAGATTTAATTCTTTTTGATTCAGAATAGATTTGTAAAATAAAACCATCTTCATTTGTTGTTGTAGATTCTTCAGAATAGATATCTAATGCCGCAGAAATCTCAGGTGTATACTCCATTGACTCGTAGTCATATTGGGCAGACAATCTTGATGGTTCATAATAAATTGCTTGGGAATATAAGTTGTTTTCAACTTTAGCCCATTGATTTGTTAAATAAAATGTTTGTTGAGCTTGGAGTTTCTCCCTTTCATAATCATCACGGTTTGTGGTACGTAGGAGTTCCTTTTTATCGAACTTAAACGTCGGATAATCTTGTTTCAATAATGAATTTGGCCCGAATGTTTGGGATAACCTCTGCCATACCGTTAGATTTTGTTCGCTCATATTACAATCTTACTAATTACTTTGATAATATAAATACTTATCAGCCACCAAATAGCCATCCGTATTTTTGGTAATCAGCTTTAGTTGCTTCACCATGATTACCCATACCATTACCTCTACCCATCTGTGGAACCATTGGATTAAAGAATTCGGAAGAGTTTTTGTTCTCATTAACATTGGTTGCCCATGAGTTAATCATTGCTTTAGTGTGGTTAGTAACCTTTTCTAAAGATTGGAATGATTTTTCAGCGACATATAATGCCATAGAAACTCCCATGATACAGTCATCATGGTGTCCTTTTTGGTGGTCTGGTCTTCCATTAATGTAAATGAAGGTATTCATCTCATTATATAATCTGCTCGAATATACTTTAAATCCGTGTCTAACATTTTCTTCAAATGCAGCAATAATCTGAACCCTTTTTGAGTTAAAGTTAATACCTGGTATCTTATCGTTAATTTTTGGGTCCCATTTCCACTTATTACTTGTATCAACATTATCAACGTATAATCCACCTTGATAACTTAATTCTTGTAATTTTCTTGCGGTAGAAATGCCCATACCTCCCGTGATATCAATTACACAGTAAGCATTATACATTGTCCCCCATTTATAAGCAATTTCTGCTAATACATCTGGTGGAACCTTGGCAACATATTCCAATACTTGTTCTCTTGTGTCAAAATCAATAATTTCAATACTTGAGAAGTCTTCGGAGTCACCTCTTGATACATCGACACCCATTACGTACTTATGTCCGTTTACAGGCTCTTTAAATATCCATAGTGAACCTCCCATTAACTTGGCTTGTGGGTCACGTAAACTATTTTTAGAGATTTCTTGCATCAATTCAGATTCGAATACATTATCACCCGAACCTAAAAAGTCACATTCTAACTCTTGAGCAACTTTACGTCTATCAAACTTTAATTTCTTAACCATACTTTCAAACCAAGCGGAACATGGTTTGTATCCTTGTTCAATATAGTCAGTTACAATGGTATGGTCTCTTTCGTATGGATTTTCCATAGATAAGTCAATAACATCTTTGTCAGAATATTCTTCTCGGTTTAATAAGAAATGGACCAAGTCAGGAGTTTTAACCATATACAAATCTTTTGTATATCTTGGGTCACGATACCAAAACATCTCAGATATTTTGAAATCGTTCATGTTCCTTAATGACTGGTCGTAGATTTCATAATAGATGGGGTCATATCCGTTTGGTGTGGATACAACAATTACCTTACCACCCGTAGATAGTGAAGCCATACAGGCTGACCAGAAGTCTGAGTCTGCCTCGATAAACGCCGCCTCGTCAAATACAAGGATGGTGGGAGTATAACCCCTCAAGGCATCTCGTGAGGTAGCCACGGCTTTAACTTCACAGTTGTTGGTTAATTTAAAATGTCGTTGTGAATTTTTTTCTTTTGAGAATCCAACACCAACCCATTCAGGCCATTGTTCTGTGAACCCCCTAACCTTATTTGCCATCTCCATAGATGTATCCAATTTGTTGGCAATAATAAGAATTTTTTCTGGTTTGTTTTTCTTGGCAAAAACCAATCTTTTTGATATCCAAGCTGCAGTTACTGTGGATACACCCGCCTGACGATACTTTAACGCAATGTTTTCGTTGTATGTATCATAGTCTTCTATAAGACTAACTTGGTCGGGGAATAAATCTAATGGGACGTATTTTGATACGGTATTATCGTATGTCTGTAAATAAGTACGAAGTGCATAAGGTGTGTTCCTCATACACTTCGTTACCTCTATAATCAGTTGTTCTTTATTCACACATGTTAGTTAGGTCTTGTTATGCCTAAACCACTTAAGAAATCATCTAATCCATCATCATCATCAGGGTCGATATTCTCTTCCTCTTTGTAATTGTCATACTCATCTTTCATTTGCTTAGCTTCTCTAACAATTTCTTCAAATCGTTTTTTAGCTCTTGACAATTTAGTTGAGTCTTCTGATATAGCATTTCCGATAATTTCCAAGAATTCTTTGGCCTCAATTTGATATAATAAGATATGGAACCAATTAATCAATCCTTTATATTCAGGGTCAAAAATATCATCAGGTAATGCGAAACGTATTTTTTCAACAATTTCAGGACCAATACGTAATTGCATTGGTTCATTTGCTAATGTGTCTACTTGACCCATAACTTTTTCTCTCATGCCAGGGTCCGATGGTAAACCATGTCTACCTTTAGCTTCTTCCAAACCTTTAATAATTTCATGACAAAGGATTGGGAAAATTAAACCTGTTGCAACAATTCTAGTATCAGGTCTTTCTTCACCTTCTTCTCCTTCACCACCACCGTCTTCATCGTCAGTATCTTCTAATTCAACTTTACCTGCAACTCCTTGACCTGTTTGACTCATCATTTCAATCATCTGTTCCATACTAAAGTATAAGAAATCGTTGATTGCCATAATACCCAAATAATCACCATAAAGTGAAGGGTCAATTGCATCTAATCTTGATTTTACATCAGGTTTTTGGAAAAGGTAATGACCTTTTTTTGCAGCTCCCTGAATAAGAGCATTAATAATATTTCTTTTGTGTTTCTCTAACTCAAGTATTTCTTCATCAGTTAAATCGTCAATGTCAAAAGAAGGGAATTGTAATTTTTCTTTTTTATCTTCGTCTTCATCTTCTTCGTCATCATCTTCAGGTTCAGGTTGCATTCTGAAATTGTCTGTAGATGGCATCCCTAAAGACGCTTCAATTTCATACCAATCCGCAGGAACCTCAGCGTCTTCCAATGATGCTTCTTTCGCTAACTCAATTAGTTCATCTCTGTGAGCGGCTTCGATTCTCATAATGTTAGGTAGTTTTCTCATCATCTCTTGATAAATCATACCTTGTACTTGTTGAGAACTTAAGTCTTCAATACCTGTAACTTGGCTTAATTTATCAGCGACTTTTTGAAATCTTTTACTAACCAATCTTTGTACGTCTTCAGCACCTTTTTTCATTGCAGGATTCGTAGCATATAATCCTTCAGGACTAGCCAACTTTCTTTCAAGGTTGGGGTCCATTCTTTCGGGTCTGTTCCCGTAATCGATTTGTTCTTTAATTTTTCTTGCCATGATTATTTTTGTAGTATTTGCATTATAACGTCAATCACTTTTTCTTTCGCATCTTCAGGGGAAACTTTTTTCGCCTTTGGTGCGGGATTTTCACCTGGATTTGGATTCTTACCTGGATGTGCAGGTCTTGGTTTTTTACCAGGAGATACACCAGGTTTTGTTGGTGCTGGTTTTGTTGTTGGTGACGGAGCAGTACCTTGTTCTGAAATGTATCTAACTAAGTCACCTTTTGTAATTTTTGGAGGCATGTTTCTTTCCACGATTTTTTCTATTTGAGTTTCTAAAAACAAAGATACGGGATTTTTTCCTTCTTTAAGCTGTTTTTTTACAGACATTACACATCTTTCAAATTTTCTTGATTTTTTAGGTCCAACTTGTGCGTGACAAATAGAATATGGATTTGGTTCTCCGTCTTTTTCTTCAGACATACCAATCATTTTACTATCATGGTTTTCTGGCGATGTATCATCATCCATACCATCATCAGATGCCTGATATTCATCATGAGAACCTTGTTGTCCTGTATAGGCTTGGTCAGCATCCAAATCAAAATCATCATCTTCCTCCAAACCAAGGTTTTTCATTTTAAGTTCAACCGAAGTAAGTTGTTGATTTAATGCTCCAATGTCTTTCATTTTCTGAGCAACTTTTGGATTTGTCGCTTGTTCAGTAAACATTTTTGTGTGTAATACATTAATTTGAGATTCGTTTAACTTACTAACAGTGTTAGAAGATAAACCTTTTTCAATTAGTTGAAGTGCTTTTATATTAGTTTTCATAGACTACTTTTTGTTCAAATTCCAAAATTAAATCTCTTTCATAGAGTTTATCTTTTATTTCTTTTTCGGTACATCCAAATCTAAAGACCAATCTTTTTTGTCCTTCCAATTCTTCTGTTTCCCAGGCTAATGCAACAACATCGTCCATCGCATCTATCATACAAAAAAAATCGGAGTTCTGAATCAATTCCAATTTTAAATCAGTATTTCTCAGAACTCCTACTTTCTTAATATATTTTAATTCAGGTGGTGTTGGATAACCGTTTGAAGGTCTACTCTCCCATGAGTCACCCCAAACATCCAAACTATCCGAAAAAATAAACTCATATAAATTATCTCCCTTATAGTTAGGACCAAGTCCATTAACATAAGTTAAATAACTCATAGAATTTCTCCGTTTGGTGTTATTTTAACTTGACCTGATTTAGTTTCAAACACTAAATTCTTTTTATTAGTAACCCCAATAAATTTAGAATTTACGTTTTCTTTTACAAATTTTTCAGCCGCCAATTCTTGTTCAATAGTTTCAGTCATTTTCGTTACTGATTCCATGATTGTTTTAACGATTGTTCTTTTTTGTAATTGTTTTTGTACTTGTTTTTCTTTGTGTTCTCTAATTTCTGATTTAGAAACTTCAAAGTATTTTGAAATAACTTTGTCAACTTTAGACTCACCAAAGATACTATCAAAGATTGCTCCGTTTCCGTACTCCTCTTCTTCCATTTCGTAACCTTCAACAGGTACGTCCATGTCAGCTTGAATATCCTCAACTTCAGTGTCATCTGTAAAGTCTTCACCATCCATATCATCTTCTTGACCAAATTCTTCAGTTTCATCTTCTTCAAATTTTGACATGATATCTTCTTTATCTTCTTCAGATAATGAAGTTAAATCAAGTGCCGATAAAATCATGTTGATAACGTACTTAACATCTTCTGATGTCATACCATCTTCGTTATCTAATGTTCTAATTTTTTGAGTTAATTTACCTGTTAATTTTTGAATCGTTTTAAATGTTATTTGGTCTTCAGGTGTTTCTCCACCTTCAGCATCAACATCTACGTCAACATCAATATCTTCACCACCCATGTCATCCATCGGCATTTCTTCACCACCCATGTCATCCATCGGCATTTCTTCACCACCCATTGGAGATGGAGGTAATTCAGGACTTGGAACCGCTGGAGGAGCCGCAGGTAATTCTGCTGGTGGTCCTGCAGGCATTTCAGGTGCCGCTGGTTTTGGAGTTTTTAATGTGAATCTTTTTTGTTCACCGTATAATGAAACACCTTCCTCATTTTCGTTAACTCTATTTAACTCACCCGCAACAAGATTTAATCTTTTTAATGCTTGAGAATACGAGGAATAGTATTTTCTATTTTTCATAGGTTCAATATAATCCGTCTCAGATTCGGAAATAGTTTTTTTAATAATATATCCTTGTCTTTCTCTAACAATTTGATAATTGTTTCCATCTGCAAGAGAAATCGAATACTCTGAAGTAGCATTTTCATTTATAGTTTTAGGAGTTGCCTCTTTAAATCTAGCAATTTCCATAATTCTATTTATCTTGTCTTGGCCTGTAAGTTTTTCACTTCCAATTGCTTTTAAGTCTGCCATATTTGTTGTTATTTATTTTTTAGTTATTTAATCCGTTAAAACCACCTAACGTGATTCCGTTTAATTGTTGTACTGGTATTCCTTCATTATCCAAGAAGACTGGGTGAGGTGCGTATGCTCCTGAGAAATCAGCACTTCCACCACTAAAGTTACCCAAGATATCTAAAGTGTATGCGTATTGTTGGTCAGCTGAAAAACCTGTAAACCAATAAGTTGGTGTTGGACTTGGAGTTACCGCTGGAGTTCCTGTTTGAGTTGGAGTTTTAGTTGGTGTAGGTGTAACCGATGCAGTTCCTGTTTGAGTTGGAGTTGAGGTCGGTGTTTTAGTTGGTGTTGGAGTAACCGCCGCAGTTCCTGTAGGAGTTCCTGTTTGAGTTGGCGTTTTAGTTGGTGTAGGAGTTGAAGTTACAGATGCAGTTCCTGTTTGGGTTTGAGTAGGTGTTTGGGTTTGAGTAGGTGTTTGGGTTGGTGTAACTGCAGCAGTTCCTGTTTGTGTTGGAGTTTTAGTTGTAGTTACTGATGGTGTTGGTGTATTACTTGATGTATTAGTTGGTGTTACTGTTGGTGTTGGTGTTGGTAATGGACAAGAACCTATTGAAACATAAGACCCGTTACCTTGAATTATAATTATTTCTGTGGCACATGTCGTAAGTGTTTGAAAAGCCTGAACTTGAACTGTAAATGTAAATCCATTACAATCTTTACCGACAAATGTTGTGTCACCCGTTCCACCATATAATTGATATGTTTTACATACACCAGGTGTATTACTTGGTGTTGGTGTATTACTTGGAGTTTGAGTTTGAGTACTAGTATTAGTTGGAGTATTTGTTTGAGTTGGAGTATTTGTTTGAGTTGGGGTGTTTGTTTGAGTTTTAGTTACTGTTGGAGTGTTTGTTGGGGTTATAGAAATAGTACCTGTTTGTGTTGGTGTTACGGTTGGAGTTGTCGTATTGGTTGGTGTTACCGACGCAGTTCCTGTTGGAGTTGGTGTCGGAGTACTAGTGGTTGTGGGTGTTGGGGTTATTAATGATGCCTCACAAGTTGGACAATCCGCAAATTGACCCCCTAACACTGTTGCTGTATATGAAACGTTTGCAAAACTGGCTCCTTGGTTTAAGAAACAACCTGTGAAAAATTGACCCCCATTATCAAATTCAACGTAATAAATTTGACCTGTAGTTAAAATATCACCACCAGGAAATTCAACTGCATTAAATTGAATATTTAAACCACAAGGAGAACCATATAAATTATATTTAGTAGCTGCCATTTAATTTTTCTTAATAAATATACGATTAATGTGAATTATTTGAATATTCTTGAATAGTTCTTTCAATGGACAGTTCTTTATCAGTTTCTTTATTTGCGGTATCGAACAATTTTTCAATATGACCCGACCTTCTTAAAAATTTAAAGACAAGATTTTCATAAGATAATTCACCATCTGATTCCAATCCTGACTTTCTATAGTCTTTTAATTTTTCTTTGATTTTTTCCAAATCTTTACCCTCATCAATTGCGGTATCAATCTTTTCCGTCCAACATTCAATCTTTTTTGTTAGGACTTCTTTATCAACATTATTTTTGAATTTTTTTGGTTCAGATATCCACTCATTATTCATAACGGAATACACTCCTGAACTATAATGAGATTCTTCAACATCTTGAGCATATAGTTCAACATCATATCCAAAGATTCGAATATCATGTTTATCGTTAAAAACTTGTTTTTTTAAATTGAATAGTTCCTTATATAGTTCTGATTGGTTTTCGTATTGTTGTAAATCAACAATTACGTGTAAATCAAAATCTGAAAACTCGGACCAATTGTAATTGGCCAATGAACCTGTTAGATGAATATCTTCAACAAAAACCTCATCACCCAAATAATCAATAAACTTTTCTGCGATGAGCATAAGAGCCTTTCTGACCTTTGGTATCATAACCGACTTGTCAGGATTTTTTGGATTTTCCCAAATTTTCGGATTTAAAGATTCTTTAACCGAAAAACTATTAAGGATTTTTTGAAAATTATTCATCCTTAATAAATAGTCCGTTAATTAAACTTTTTTATATGAATATTGTTTTGCGATGTCGGTAGTGAAAAATTTACCTTGAGATTCTGCCAATCTGAACTTTGTATATACTTGGTGAGGTACGTTATTGTACTTGTATTTTGCTCCGTTATTGAATTCTACGACCAAATCTTTTGATTCTGTGTCGTACTCTGCAGATTTAATATTTGAAGATTTAATTTCGTTTTTAATCTTCGTCCCATCGATTACTTCTTTTATTATTGCCATTTTCTTTAAGTGGTGTTAATTCGTTTATCTTGCTTAATAATGGTGTTAGATAAGCGGTTAGCTCATCAAAACTCATATCAAAACCATAAGATGTAACATCATTAAGTAAAGTGTCTCTTTGATTACCAAATTCGCGAAATAACCTCATCATGGTCGGTGTATACGTTGGCGGTTTTTCTAATTGGGGTTCGCTAAATCCCAACTCTTGAAAATGTTGTCGTAGCTCAAGATACGTCTCAAGTAGTTTTTTCAACGTAAACGACTCATTCAAATATATTTCGTATGGTTTCATGTTTATAAATATAAAACCCCCACCGTTTGGTGAGGGTTATTATGTTATGACTTCAATTTTCTTAAATGGTCTCGAATTTCAATTGATTTTTCGAAGTTCTGTTCTTCGATTGATTTTTTTAATTCCAATTCAAGTTTTTCAATTTGTTCTTGATTGGTTCCCAAGTTTTTGATTTGGTCTCTCAACTTAACGGCTTGTTCAAAATCTTCCATTTCAATTGCTCTTTCAAGTTTGATTTTAAGATATTCTTCTTTATCCATTTCTTTTGAATTATCATTATCAAAATCTGATAAATCGAATACCTTTACATAACGGGTGTATTTGTAATTCCCATCAGGAGATTCAAAAGTTTTGGTATCCCAATCTTGTTTATTGAATTCTTCCATCATTTTGTCGTAACGAGCCATTAGGTCGTCAAAGTTAAAGTTAAATCTTCTTTTGTTAAACATATTTTTTTGTTTTATTTAAATTTATTGATTATCTTTGTACTTGTCAAGTATCATACCGATGATAAATATAAGACACAATTTCAATTAATCCATGACATTATGTCAGGTTAAAAAAATTATCATGACAATTTGTCAAATTATTTGGAAGTGTATGAAATTTGACGTTAATTTGTAAAACAATTTAAAAATATGAACGACTTAATGGACGACGACGACAAAACAATGAACAAAAAATCAAAATCATCAGGAGAATCTAACACACCTGTATTGGACAACTTCAGTAGAGATTTGATTAAACTAGCAGAAGCTGGTAAACTTGACCCTGTAATTGGTCGTGACCGAGAAATCTTAAGGATTGCTCAGATTCTTTCTCGTAGAAAGAAAAACAACCCAATCATTCTTGGAGAACCTGGCTGTGGTAAAACCGCACTTGTTGAAGGTTTGGCAATTAAGATTGTAAATGGAGATTGTCCTCGTAATTTGGTGGATAAACGTATTGTCAATCTTGACCTAACTTCAGTTGTCGCTGGTACGAAGTATCGTGGACAATTTGAAGAACGTATGAAGGTGATTATCGAAGAACTTCAAGCAAACCCGAACATCATCGTATTCATCGATGAGATTCACACTTTGGTTGGTTCAGGTAATTCTTCAGGTTCAATGGACGGTTCAAACATCTTTAAACCCGCATTGGCACGTGGGGAAGTTCAATGTATCGGAGCAACTACATTAGATGAGTTCCGTAAAAACATTGAAAAAGATGGAGCGTTGGAACGTAGATTCCAAAAGGTAATCGTTGAACCATCATCAGTTGATGAGACAATCCAAATCCTTAAAAATGTTCGTGACAAATACGAAGATTTCCATAAGGTGAATTACAGCGATGAGGTGATTGAAACTTGTGTTAAGTTGGCAGACCGTTATATCACGGACCGTGAGTTCCCTGATAAAGCGTTTGACATCTTGGATGAGGTTGGGGCAAGAATGCAGACTGACTTAAAAGTTCCTGAAGCAATTGAAGAATTGAAGAAGAAAGCGGCGGACATCAAAGTCCAAAAAATGGAAGTAGTTAAAAAACAAAACTACGAACAGGCGGCTGAACTTAGAGACAAAGAGAAAAAGTTGTTGTTAAAGTTGGACCAAGAGAAAATCAAGTTTGAGGAAAAGTTATCCAAAGAAAAACAACTCATCTTATTGGAACATGTTTATGATGTTGTATCGAACATGACAAAAATCCCTGTAAGTAAAATGAGTGTGGACGACACCAAAGCTTTGGTTGACTTGGACAAAACTTTGATTGACAAAGTAATCGGTCAAAACAATGCGGTGATTAAGATTGCGAAGGCAATCAAGAGAAACCGTTTGGGTATCAAAGACCCTAATCGTCCAATAGGTTCGTTTGTGTTCTTGGGTTCAACTGGTGTTGGTAAGACCTATTTGGCAAAACAATTGGCAAAAGAAATGTTCGGTTCCGAAGATGCTCTCATTCGTGTCGACATGTCTGAATACCAAGAGAAACACACCGTATCCAAATTGGTTGGAGCCCCTCCAGGATACGTAGGTTATGAAGAAGGTGGATTGTTAACTGAAAAAGTTAAAAACAAACCTTATTCTGTAATCCTATTCGATGAGGTCGAAAAGGCTCACAAAGATGTGTTCACCATCCTACTTCAAATTTTAGATGATGGTCACGTAACCGATAGTTTGGGTCGTAAGATTAACTTCAAGAATACCTTGATTATCTTGACATCAAACTTGGGAGTTAAAAAACTACAAGACTTTGGAACAGGTATTGGTTTCTCAAGTAATTCATATAGTAATGAAGAAGCTAAGAAACAAATGTTGATGAAGGAAATGAAAAACTTCTTCTCACCTGAGTTCATCAACCGTATCGATGATACAATCGTATTCAACTCTTTGGGTCAAGAAGACATCAAGAAGATTACGGACATCGAATTGAACAAATTGATGACTCGTCTTGTAGACATGAAGTACAAAATCACATACGACGAATCTTTGGTAGAATACTTGGCAAAGATTGGGTACGATGAATTGTACGGAGCTCGTCCATTGAAACGAGCAATTCAGGACAAGGTCGAAGACCTATTATCTGAAGAAGTCCTAACGGGTAAGATGGTAGAGGGTAAGACCTACATCATCAAAGTTGTGGATGAGAATGTGGTTGTTCAAAAGAAAGGACGATAAATAAGAAAGGGGGGATTTATTCCCCCTTTTTTTATATTTATATTTGATGAGGGATTTAATCAGAAAGGTTATTATAGAAACTGTAACAAATAAAGAAATAATTTGTGACAAATGTGGATGGTCGTGGGATATTGCCGATGGAGGTGATGACTTATATATCTGTCATGAATGTGGTCATGATAACGAACCCAAATCAAAATCAAATTTGAATAAATTATTGGAAAAATTTAAAACAAAATTTCCTGAGGATTTAAAAGATAAGGTCGATGTAATTGAGAAGTTTATTGTTAATTATATTCAAGACCATAACTTTACGGTTAAATTTCTTAACTCCTGTTCTACAGGTTTTAATGGTGTGAGAACCAAAGACCAAATTATTATTTGTTCTCCAAATGCAATGACAACTCTTGGTGATTTTATTTACACCGTATTCCATGAAATAAGACATGAAGAACAAATGGATAAAACTGGAATGGGATTAGACAATCCTTTAACGGATTATGATTTAGAAGACTTTGAAAAAATTGCAAACCATTATTGGGATTTAGAATTAGATGCCGATAGATTTGGAAAAGAAATGATTGCAAAACTAATAATCAAACTTGGATTACCTATTGATGTTGCAAAACAAAATTTAGGGTTGTCATCATATATTGAAAATTACCCATTAACTTCTAAAATGGTATTATATCAATTAAAAATGATTATAGATAGTATTAAACAAATAAAAAAATCAGGTGGCGAATATAATGATATTCAAGACCACCCGATGATTAAAAGACATTTAGATAAGTTAGAAAACTTTATTTAAAAAACCCACTTGGATTTCCAACCATGTTCAACCATCTCTTTATAATGTAATTTATGACCAAGTTTATCAATCATTTTTTTACCCATGTCGATACCGTTAATTACATCCTCAACAACGACGTATTCATGGCTTGTATGATATTGGTAGTATCCAATTGAGAAGTTAATACAAGAGAAGTCAAACTTACCTCTTAGAGCATATACGTCAGTGTAGGGGTGAACCATGTATCTCATTCTATCACCCATTCCTTCAGTTAATACTTCATCACAAGCATCAAAGAATTCTGTTTCTCTATCAAACAAAACTTGACCAAAACATTTCTCTGTAATCATCCAGTTCTCAGGTGCATCAAATTGAATTCCGTATCCAACATTTTCAAAGAAAGTTGGGTCTGCCTTCATTGAACCGTGACATCCTGTTTCTTCAGATACAAAGAATGCCGCCTTAACATAAGGTAGTTCTTTTAACAATGTCAGACATGCAAAAACACCACATTTGTCATCACCACCAATACCTGTTGGGTCTCCATCGTTATCGTATGCCTTATAAGATAATTTAATTTCTTTTTGGGCGTTTGGTAACATTTCCTCACGAATATTGATATCGTTAAGTCCATGTACGGTATCCGTATGTGAAATTACACATGGAAAATAAAAATCTTCAGGAAGGTCTTGGGATTCTTGTTTGGTCGCATAGACGTTGTTATGTTGGTCTACGTAGTGTTCAATATTATTTTCAGTTAACCAATTAACCAAAAATGCGACCATTTTTTCTTCGTGATACGTTGCGGTAGGCACGCTCAAAACGGCTTTAAGTAATTCTAAATTTTGTTCCATAAAGCAAATATATAACTTTAATTAGAACTAACCAAATTAAAATAACTCTGGTTGGTGTAATAAATAATAAAAATTTTCTTCGGGATATTTTTTAGTTTCAAATCTTCCTTCAGGTGTTCTCATTTCAACTGATACTGTCATATCATCTTTATCAAACTCTTTTATTTTGAAACTTTTTTTCTTGTCTTTTGGTAATTCATACCATACATCTATTTTGTATTTAGATAATATTCTTTTTCTAAATTCCAAAAACTCCGTAACATTTACGTCATCTTCCAATTTTTCAATAATTGAATCTAATTGTCTTTCAACTTCATTATTAAATGAGTCCTTATCAAAATTATCATAATCTTGGTATTCATATTGGTCCTCAGCCCAACCTCCTATATTACCAGCATATGTTTCAATAAGTTGTTTTATTAATGACATAGCATCAATTTTATTAATACCAAGTTTTGCTGCCAACATTACAATATTTGCAGGAGTAGTATAAACCTCATCAAATTTTCTTTTAAAATAAAACCCAATATCTTCCACAACTTTTTCAAGTTCTTTATTCATACTTTCTCTTGCGGTAATTGTCATTTCCCTATTTTTTTCCACAAAATAGTCACTAAGAATATTATCGGTTTCTCTTTCAAATAAATCTAACAATACTGAAGATAACTCTTGTCTATATTCGTCGCTATTTAAATTAAATTCTTTTGATGGTAATATAACTTCCGAAATTTGTTTTAATTTTTCCTTATTTTCATCATTTAAATCACCATAAACAATATACCCTTCTTTCCAATCTTCATCAACGGTATATGAATCTATAAATTCATAATCACTGTAATGACTATTAATCACATTAAAAAACCAAATGTCATCATCACTTAAATCCAACATTTTTAAGAAATTATCGTCATCGCCAAAATCAAATATAATTTTACTTTGACCCAATGGGTCTGCAGGAATAACTTCAAGTATTGATGAATCCGAATCTTCAAGTTCTCTAATACTTGCCTTACCTCTACTAAATTCACGTAGTTTTTTAATGAATTCACCTATCCCTAATAATTCGTCAATTAACTCATTTTGATTTGGGAATGCTTCTCTTAAATCTTCTAATGGTATATTTCGGTCTTGAGAATTATATACTTCGGTTTGTCTTTCATTTTCGTTTCTATATAACGCAAGTTTATCATTAGTTTTTTTATTTAAAAAATAATATAAGTTTCCGTCTCTGAAATACTTTTCAAAATAACCAGGGTTTCCCGTTTGTGTTGTACACCATTTTGTATTGGCACCATAATAACATGACGCCGCATGTGATTTAGGTCTAACAACTAAGACATCATTGTCTTCATAAATCTTATCGGCTTGAGTTTTAATCTCTCTTTCAATTTCCCTTTGAGTTTTTCTTGCGTCAATCGTATTCATCAACTTTTTGATGAATTGTGGGTTTTCATATTGATTGATGTCTTTTGGTGAACGAGCAATACCTTCAATGTTTGGAACAACATATTCACTATTCATGTCGTTTCTAAATGCTGTTTCAGCAGTCCAAATATCGTCTTCTTTGATTCTATTTACGTTCGCATGGAACCAAGGGATGATTGTCCCAAATAAATCTTGTAGAGCCTCTCCCTGTTGTACATTAAGACCACCATTAGGTCCTGCCAACTCAGGAATAATTTTTTCTAATTTTTTGGCAATGTATTCTACGTATTTATATCTTGTAGGGTCAACACTTAATATCCTGTCAATAAATGGACCATCATACTGAAACTTTTGTTTCAATCTCTTTGCAACGTCTTCGGTTTTACCTTCAATTATTATCACAGGGGATTTTTTTACTATAAATACCAGTTTTGTTTGGAATATTCATATTTATACTTACCTTTGTATAACAAATCACGGGTGGCTCCCTTAATAGTTAAGGCTGACCTTAAGCATCCAACGAAAGTTATACAGGGGGCGAAAGTGATTTTAAT